CAATATATACTGTCTAGTAGTGTTTCTTTGTTGTAATCTAATTCTAATATATCAGGACAAGTGTTAAAGACAAATACATCTTTATCAAAGTTTGATATGTTTGTTTTTTCAATATATTCTCGTTGATTTACTTCAACTGGTAAACCAGTGTCATCCCCATTTAATACTTTTTCTAGGTCATTGCGTAATTCAGGATAAAGATTACTTATATTATTTCTTATCTCGGAAGAAAAATTTCCTATAATCTTGTTATGTTCTATAAAAGTTTTAACTAAACCCCATCCATTATGCAATAGACCTGTGTAATTTCTTACACCTTCAGTCCTTTTAATATATTTTGGGGTATAATCACCGTGTGCGTTTTCATTACTTCTTACAATGCACGGTAACTCTAATTCTACAACGCTTGCCCCTAAATTAAATTTAGGTTTATTGACTTCAATATAGTCTTTTATATTGATAAGCATACACTGAGTATGTAAATAGTAAAATCCTTTATTTATAGGATAGTCATCTATTATGTGACCAACTATGCTATAATTGTTATTTTTTGCATGTTCTATAATTTTTGATAATATTTCTGGATCAGTTGCTGTATGTCCGTAATTAATAATATATGCGTAATCAGAGTTTTGTTCTACGGCTTTTTCTAAAATATAATTTATATCATTATGGTCAACAAAAAAAATTTCAGTATTGCTATTATTAATTATTTTTGCCCGATCAATATTGTTGTAAAAATTTGTAATCGCTTTAATATGTGTTTGATACTGTAAACTTCTATCTGAAATTTGATTATACAATCCAAATGTTATTTTCATAATATACCTTTAAGGTATTTATAGGAAAAATAACATATAGATTTTTTATTATGGTACCCCCGGCGAGAATCGAACTCACATGAACCAATTATCTGTTGCTTACGGGATATAAATCCGCCGTTTTACCGTTAAACTACAGGGGCATATAAAACAGGATGCTTATTTTTCAATTAAAAGTTGAATTTTTTGAGTTGCTGGACGCATCCTAAAATCTATAAATACTACATGATTCCCTATTCAGCACAACCTAAAGTTGACGCCTTGTATAAGGCTTTTAGCAACGTGCCATATAGAGAAACTAAGTCACACGTACTTCCAAGTAGTAAATTTGAACTAGATCCATTGTTTCAAAGTGTGAAACAAGAATTTATTAATGAGTACATTGTAGAAGAAAAGCCCTTCATTCTATCAGGACCTGAATTCAACAATCTTTGATTGGCGTCCCACCAGGGACTCGAACCCCGACCAACGGTTTTGGAGACCGCTATGCTGCCATTACACCAGCGAGACATTATTGAATTTGTAAGTAGTTGCCCCATCGTTATAGCAACCATTCACCCGTGTAATAAAGCCGGCCGGGACTCGGTACGTCACTTGGGATACTAGTCCAGTATAGTCTCCTTTACAGACCCCTGCAGTTCCCCGCAGGGTGGGAGTTGAACCCATTAACCTTTTACTGCTTTGGTCCTTCGAAGAAACCTAGACAGCGTGACATTCTCTTGCTGACACTTACAAAACTTGGCGGTCCTAGGGGGTAACGATCCCCACTCTTACGGCGTGACAGGCATGTGTGCGTCCGTGAACACCTTGAGACCTAAATTAATCAAGAGCTTGTAGACTAAACTACAATTTACCGGTTTCTAGACGAACTCTTAAACTTGGTGGAGACGACTGGAGTCGAACCAGTAGTGCCTTTCGGGCGGCGGATTTACAGTCCACTGGGGTTACCAATTTTCCTACATCTCCAAAATCTTTTTACCATATAGAAACACACTGGCTGTTGCTTGTCATTGTCTTTAACTACCTCTCGGTGGCGGTAGACCAGTATGTTTTTATATGGTAGGGGCACAGAGAATCGAACTCTGATTGACCGGTTAAAAGCCGGATATTCTACCTTTGAATTATACCCCCATATGGTCCCTCCACTCAGATTTGAACTGAGACTTCTCGGATTAAGAGTCCGGTATGCTACCGTAACATCTTGAAGGGATGGATCGTAAATATTTTCTTTTACGTGCCATCCAGGACCATACGGGGGTCTAGGATGACACTATCGTTTCATTGAACGTTTCATGTCATTTCCTTTGGTTAAAAAACTTGGAGTATCGGGTCAGATTTGAACTGACGGTTTTTCGGATTTGCAATCCGATGCAATGGGCCGCTCTGCCACCGATACATAATACTTGGCGTTGAGTGTGGGATTTGAACCCACGGCCCATATTACTACAGGCGACACCTTAGCAGGGTGTTGATTTAAGCCACTCATCCAACTCAACATAAATTTGGCGCACCGCACGGGATTCGAACCCGTGATCTCCGCCGTGACAGGGCGGCGCCTTAGGCCAGACTGAGCTAGCGGTGCAATAATGGTACTCGGCAGGGGAATCGAACCCCTCTTACATACGTGAAAGGCATGTGTCCTAACCGATAGACGAGCCGAGCATACTATATGAAAATACATTAGGGTGTTTAACAGAAATAACAGTTTTGATCCTGCCCTACCGTGCCGTCCACGGACTTGTCTGTTAACCACATTACAGCCTGATTTCCCCGTCACGTTCAACTGCATAGCCTAAGCTATCGTTCATACGCTTCTTGTACTACTAGCAGAGCCAACCCGTCAGTTGGTAATCCTCTCTAATAGATACCTAACGGATCAGGTAACCTAATGCGTTTTCATATAGTACCCTGAACTTAACAGGGACTATATGACAATTAATTTTTTAAAGAACAGTTGGCTGAGACCGGCTCATTTAATGTTTCCTGCTTAACTTTTTGCTATTGCTAGCGTGTCTCGCTTTTTGAAACAACCTGTTGATTTCTCAACTCATTAAATGTATTATACATCTAATCGGATTTGTTGTCAAACTATTTGTGTTGTATTTTTACATCACTAACATTTCTTCAACTCACCTATGAATCAATCTCTCAACTCATTAAAGATAGTATAACACCAAACGTATTTGATGTAAACCTTTGTTGTTGTATTTTTACTACAGAAATGTAGTACTTTTGTTTCTTGGTCCGGCGTGCAGGAATCGAACCCACATTCACGGTGTAGAAGACCGCTGTATTATCCATTATACTAACGCCAGATAAATATCACTATGGAAAACAACACCCTTTATGATGAGTTAGAATTATCGGTAAATTGCACCGGTGAAGAGATTAAACAGAAATTTAGAACACTAGCACAAATACATCATCCCGATAAAGGAGGTGATGAAGAAAAATTTAAACGTATCAAAACCGCATACGAAATATTAAGTGATCCAAAAAAACGTGCCCAATATGATTCTACTGGAGAATACCAAGATGATATCACTATCAGTAATGAGGTATTAACTAGATTATCTAATATGATATCGCATTACACTTCCCAAATTAATCCAGAAATTGATGATTTAATTTTAAAAATGAAGGTTGATATACATCAAGCACAAGCACATACTAATAATTTAATGAGTGAATGTAACAATATAATTAGAAAACTAAATGTAATTGCCAAAAAAATCAAATTAAAAAAAGAAGGAGAAAACGTTCTTAAATCAATTGTTGAGCAAAAAATTATATTTGTTAAAAACGACTTAGTTTATCATAAAAGAACACTAACCATATTAGAAAATATGTTAGAAATTTTAGAAAATTACCATTTTAGTTTAGAAGAATGGCAATTACTTATCAAGTAGTTAATGCAGTTTTTAATATTGATAGTTCATCATCAGTTAAAAACATTTCAATTTTTGTTTGTTTATACTCTGGATCACGTGATCCTTCAAAAGTAGTATACACCCGAACATAATTATTATTTTCACCTATGTGAATTTTATTCACTTCGCAAAAAATTTTATATCCAGCATTATTTGTGATTAACATATAGTTCCTTTTGATAAATTTGGCTCCCCAGCGTGGGCTCGAACCACGGACCAATTGATTAACAGTCAACTACTCTACCACTGAGCTACAAGGGAATGTGTTTGGTGCTGGTTGTCGGACTCGAACTGACCACCTACTGCTTACAAAACAGTTGCTCTACCGGATGAGCTAAACCAGCGTTTGTTTATTTACATGAATTATAACACCGAGATAATTTATTGTCAACTATCTCGGTGTTATTTAGGACAACAAAATTCTACTGTGCTTTGGAACACCTGCAAGCAAGTAATCCATTTGATCCGCAAGTATAGTGCGGTTCTGTAGAATCATGTTTTCATAATGATTTGGTGCGTATGGAACATACAACAATTCTAGACCACATTCCTTTAACAGTTTGTGACCTTTCTTTGCGTTACATTCTTTACATGCAGTAACCACGTTCATCCAAGTGTTTTCACCACCTCTACTCTTAGGCAAAATGTGGTCACGACTTAGATTGTTGTAGTTGGGAAAATGTCCACCACAGTATGCACATACATAACGGTCACGACCGAATAGTGTACGATTGCTTAATGCAACTTGTGCATGTTTGTGTGGGTTGAAACCATGACCCTTAATAGCAATAATGCTAGTAGTTTCTAGGTAACTCATTTCACCGTCGTTTTGAATTCCACCACGATACTTAGCTACAACTTCCCCTAATGCCCATGCGATTGCATTCTTTGCATGATAGGTAATTGCGTCATCGTGTGAGATCCACTGCCGGGGAACTCCTGAGATATCTAGTGCTAGAACAGCCATTTTCTACTCCTTTGTTTGCTATTGTCACTATAACTATTTAACTAGTTTTGGAGGGTCGTAGAGGATTTGAACCCCTGACTCCTTGGTTCGAAGCCAAGTACTCTGTCCACTGAGTTAACGACCCATTACTATAACACAAAATTTAATTTATGTCAAATATTGGTACCCTACCCCTGATTCGAACAGGGAATACTTCTCCTTTTGAGAGAGATGACTTTACCAATTTGTCCAGTAGGGCAAAATTTATTTTAAAGAGATATGATGTGAACTTTTTAATAATCGTTCTATAGCATCATTTGTAGGATCAGAGTGTAACAATTTCCATTCAACATCACCGTGATTAACAAGTGAATGTATATTGGACACGTTTATCAAAAGTATTTCTCCTGACTTAGGATGATAACTACGTTCTGGGTCTACATAAGGCCAAGTTTTTAACGGTGTTTCTCCTAATTCACTAAAGAAATGCCAGGTGGGTTTATCTTCTGCTAATACATTTACATGTAAGCGTATCATATAACCTGAATCATCATCATCTAAATGGGGTCCGATACCTTCTTCTTTTCCAGCACTCATTGCTCTGCCCCATGTCCATGCATCTTGTCCTATTTGTTCTACAAAACTTTTGTAAGCTCCATAGTAATAATGGTCAAGATGATTGTCCATTTTATTTTGCCAGTTGTCCTCTAAAAGTTCTGGAAATATTTTTCTATTGGCAAACGTAGGAACTGGTATAGGATCTGTTCGTTGTACAGGCCATTGCAATGTCCAATATCCACCTTTATTAAAATCTATTCCTTCTATGCGAGGGTCACTTAATATTCTTTGGTCGTAGTATTCTTCCATGTCAGGTCGTTGTAAACTCCAATGACTTTCTGAATGTTTTGTTTTAAGATCCTCAAAAAAACCTAATAAAGGTTCAGTATCAAAGGTAATATTTAATTTTAATACATCCCAATCATAATTTCTTAAATCTTTTAATGTATAATCCTGTGGGTTTGTGATAACTCTTGCCATTATGTTTCCTTATTGTGTAATATTTATACTCCACAACAGTTGACAGTTATTATTGGTACCAAGAGTTGGACTCGAACCAACCACACCTAGTGCTTCAAACTAGTGCTCTACCTGATGAGCTATCTTGGCATTGCATTGGGGAGTTACACGGGGAACGATCCCGTACTACCAGTTTCACAGACTAGGGTGCGAACCTCTACACTAGTAACTCCATATGATAATTTGGTCTGGGTAGCAGGATTTGAACCTGCAGCCTCGGAGTTCCAAGCCCCGCCGTCTACCAAGTTGACAATATACCCAGATGTGTTTGGCGGAAGACGGAGGAGTCGAACCCCATCCCTGTTAAGAGAACCTGGTTTTCAAGGCCAGTCGGCGGACCATCCCACCTGCATCATCTTCCATTATAGGTTTTTGAGCGCCTAACTATCCGCCTGGGAGGACTCGCTAGATTGTCTCGTACAAAGGAGTTTAACCAACCTCTATTAGCATACTGGTGTGTCGCACAATCCGGATTGTGCTATGCCACGGGGACTCAACTCTGCCGTCTATCTCAAAACTTGGAAACTGATAAATATAATATGACCCGCTTACTTGCATATCACTATATCAAACAGTTTATTACTTATTTCCCAGCGCCACTATTTTTTATACTATTTCTATATAGTATGTTTTCAAGTAGTGTAATGTCTATTTGTGGTATAATTCCATATGAGATGCCACTGATGTGGTTTCTTATGTCACTTGCACACGCAAGACCTTGGGTAACATATTTAGAAATCAAACACTGTCCTAATGGATGTGGATGTAAATCTGATTAAACTTGGTAGCCAATGATGGGAACGATCCATCGACCCCCGCCTTATCAAGACGGTGCTCTACCACTGAGCTAATTGGCCAAATTGTTTGGTAGTTGAGGTCGGACTCGAACCGACGATAAACACCGTATGAAGGTGGTGCATTAGCCACTATGCTACTCAACCATAATTGGTGCTGACGGCGAGATTTGAACTCACGACCTCTTTCTTACCAAGAAAGTACACTACCACTGTGTTACATCAGCATATTGGTGCGACCTAAGAGATTCGAACTCCTGACCCCTAAGTTCGTAGCCTAGTGCTCTATCCAACTGAGCTAAGGTCGCATATAAAACAGGATAGCATCTTTTTTTCATTAAAAGTGAAAATTTGAATTGTTTGCTGTTGCTATCCTAAAACTGGCATCCTGCACGGGAATCGAACCCGTCTCTGCGACTTGAAAGGCCACTGTTCTTAACCGATAAACTAGCAGGATATGAATAAAACAGGATACATTCTTGACGAATGCTCTACCATTGAGCTAATCTGGCATAAAGCCAAATGTTGGACTTGAACCAACGACACATCGTTTGATGTAGTTTGCTGTATGTATCCTAAACTTGGTGGAGAATAGCGGAATCGAACCGCTAACTGTAACTTGCAAGGCTACTGTGTTCCCAATTATACCAATTCCCCAATGTCTGGCAGGCGTGCTAGGGCTCGAACCTAGAATAACAGAGTCAAAGTCTGTGGTGTTACCATTACACTACACGCCAACATGTTTTTAATAGTCAAGTGCGTCCTTCAACCTTCACAGGGTCTGATTTTTTCCTCGCACTATGCTATTCTAAAACATACTAACGACTTAATTTCTCAAGCCGGGTCTGTGTGTCAGTATGTTTTAGAATAGCATGATGTATCTTTCAACATCCATGCTATGATAGGGTTGATACCCTACCCAGTGATTTTAATCTCTACGTTGTCGCCATAGATTTCATCCTACTGTCCGCCCGTTCGTAACATTTTTATAGTGATGTATTCCGGCCCTCGTTGCCTATCAACACTTGCATCTTATTTTGTAGCTTTAGCTTTCGCCTTAGCATTAAGATACTGTTTTGCGTCATTGATTTTTTGTTCAATCAACTTTCGCTTTTGTTCTTCTGTTAACGTATGATTCTTATACCATTCACGTTTGTCAGAAGATCCGTATTCTAATTCCTTTACCATTTACCGTCAAATCCTGTTGTTGTTTTTTCGCTACATAAGCAAAAACCCCTGAGACTGTTTAGTTTCCCAGGGGTTTCATAAATTTGTTAGTTTCAGTTACTTTGAACCTACTCCCTCTATGAAACTTCCGGGTAACCCCTCATCATTATATGAGCGAATACTAGGGTTAATCGTACCTGCAAAGGCGAACACGGATTGCTGAGGTGCTATTGACCACATGCTTCTATGTTTCAGCGATTGACAAGTAATATTTTTCATAGTCTTTTATTTAGTCCTGGTTTACAAAATTATCTTTTTAAGTCGCTTTCCAGCGCCTTTCTCAATTCATGCATGAAGTATAACAGAGTTTTTGTTTCTCGTCAACATCTATTTTACCCACAAAGTCTATCTAGTAGACAATTAATACATAAATATTGTTATGATATTTAATCCTAACAACTATTCAGTAATTTTTCTTAGTTACGATGAACCAAATGCTGACGAAAATTACCAACATTTATTGTCTTTGAAACCTGATGCCATGAGAGTTCACGGTGTCAAGGGTTCTGACAATGCACACAAAGAATGTGCGAGGCTTAGCAAAACTAAGAACGTGATTATAGTAGATGGAGACAATTATGTCAATCCTGACTTTTTCCATAATACTATAGATTTAGCCCATGGGATAGACCTTGATACTAGTGTTTTAAGTTTTAGTGCATATAACACAATTAATGGAAATCAATATGGAAATGGCAGTATCAAAGTTTGGCCAGTAAACATGATAATGAACATGCAAACACATGAAAATAGCAGTGACCCAAAGTCAATTGATTTCATGTGCCATGATTATTTGCAATTGAACAGAGCAGGATCTGAAGTTAGATTCAGTAGTCAACTACAAGCATTTCGTGCAGGATTGCGTGACGGAGTGAAATTATCACTAGAAAATAACATGCCTGTTACTAGTATGGATCAAATTGATTGGAGAAACTATGACAGACTATGGAGATGGATGCATGTAGGGAGTGACGTACAATATGGATTGTGGGCTATATATGGTGCAAGATTAGGCTGTTATATGACGTTAGTTGAAAAATGGGATTATAGCCAAATTCGTAATTTTGATTTTATCAATAATTTCTTTGTCAATTGCTCCAATCACATCAATGAGGGTAACATACTAAAAGAATCAAACAAGACGGGCAAGTTGATAAGAGATTTTATAAAAGATGAACGAATTAAAGACGTTTATTCTAACGTTGATAGCAAGACATTTAGAGATACAATCAAACCCATATTACGTAGTGACGAGAATTTTATTCGTTATAAATATCACCCACCATATGATGTTGTTTTCATCAGTTATGATGAACCCAATGCTGATAAGAATTTTGAACTTTTAAAAGAAAAAGCACCTCACGCTAAAAGGATACATGGGATAAAAGGTATACATCAAGCACATTATGAAGCAGCCAAAATATGTGAGTCAGATTATTTTTGGGTAGTTGATGCTGATGCCATTATACTTGACAATTTTGTATTTGAGTATAAAATAGAGTTTTACAGCCCCGAAAAGGTTCGTGTTTGGCGTAGTAAAAATAATGTTAATGATTTGATATATGGTAATGGTGGAGTTAAATTACTTCCTAGGATGGCAACATTACGCATGAATATGAACTCACCTGACATGACTACTAGCATTTGTAAATTTTATGACCCTATTATGATAGTGAGTAATGTTACAGAATTTAACAGTGATAGTTTTCATAGTTGGAGAAGTGCATTTCGTGAATGCGTAAAATTGTCTAGCCAAATAATCAATAATCAAAACTCAAGTGAATCTATAGATAGATTAAACATTTGGTGCAATGTAGGTAAAGATAAACCATATGGAAAGTATATATTGGATGGTGCAAAAAAAGGCCGTGAATATGGAACCGTACACAAAGGTGATACCGTTGCACTTAAAAAGATAAATGACTTTAATTGGTTAAAAGAACAATATGACGGATTTTACAAAAATACCCTGGAATGATATTACTAAGTTTGGCCAACAAACAATGTTGGACGAGGGTATTTTTAATGTAAGTTGGATACTAGGAAGATTTTGTAATTACAAATGTAGCTACTGTTGGCCTTATGCCAACACACAAATTCCTGATCACCAAGAATTAGAAGTATACAATAGAACATTTGATGAAATTAGATTTCAAGCAAGTAAAAATGGCTTTATTCGTTTTCATTGGTCATTCAGCGGCGGTGAACCAACAGCATATAAACATTCATTAGAGTTAATGGGCAGAGTATTATATGATAGTATACACATGACCACTAATTTAAGTCCCGGTATACAATACTGGGATAGATGGTTAAAAGCAACTGAACTTAGTAGACGCCGTAGTATTACTGCAAGTTTTCACCATGAGTTTGCTAACGAACAAGAGTTTGGTGATAAAATATTATATCTAATGGAACATAATGTATTGGTAACTGTCAACCAAGTTATGATTCCCGAACACTTTGAACAATTACATGAACGTTGTATTAGATTAAATGACAGAGGTATTAATGTCACACTAAAACCACAAACTGATCCTACTGCTAGTTATGTTGTCAGTGGATACGATGAAAAAATGATAGAAACTATGCGTATAGGATTCCCTCAATATACAAGTGATGAGGAAGTATTGCAAGTTAAATTGATTGACAATGAGAATAAAGTTTGGTATATTGACCAAGCAGAGAGATTAAACAGTTTTGGGTTTAATAAATTTACCAATTGGTCTTGCAATAGTGGCTATCAAAGTGTTATAATAAGGGGCAACGAGGTAAAGCGTAGTTATAGCTGCCATGATAAAATTTTAGGAACTTTAACAGAAGGATTCAAACTATTTGATAGTCCTAAAATTTGTATAACCCCATCATGTATGAGTTCGGCAGACAGCAAAATACCCAAAGAAAAGATATGAAATTATTTGGATCAATTTTAAAAGATGTCAAAAATGGAAAATTTCTTCCTATGGATATTAATTGTGAGAAAAATTTTGCTGAAAAAGATACTAAAGCATTTTACAAAAAAAACTTAGAAATAATGCCCGCTGATTGGGAGTATAGAAACAAAAATGTAACTTATACTATCAATAAAGATTATTATCGTACAAGCAATTTTAAAACGATTGATTGGGCTAACTCAATTGTAATCTTTGGATGCAGTTATGTATTTGGTGTAGGGATTGATGATAATGATACTATAACTGAACAACTAAGTAAATTAACTAATAGACCTGTGATTAATATGGGATCACCTGGTTCAAGTATAACATATAATTTTCATAATAATTTGATTTTAAAAAATCATTACCCAACACCATATGCAGTAGTAAATGTATGGACCAATTATTATAGAGATATCATATATTATAAAAAATCTGTAAACAATATAGGATCTTGGAGTAAAAATATAGAATATGCCAAGATTTTATTTTCCGAAGAGGATCATATTAAAACAGAAGGGTATTTTAATATTTTAGCAACAAAAACTATTTGGAGTAATACCAAATACGTAGATTTCACATATTTTCCTGAATCGGCTAAGGTGTACGGCCTCAATTTAATACACATAACAGACAAAGCCAGAGATTTACAGCACCCGGGGTCACAATCTCTTAAAGCAGGTGCTGAATATATAATGAATAAATTATGAAAATAGATACAGAACATTTGCATTTTTGGATGCAAGCGATTAGACAAAGCAATAACCCCATGCGTACAATGGATGCGTTTTATAGTGGACAGATAAAAAGCAAAGAATGGCTTATAGAAAATATACGAGAACTAGTAACAGATAGCGTAAGAATAGATATACACGGTGGTTGGGTAGGTGTTCTTGCTAGTCTGTTATTTCAAAGTGGCATTCCAATCAAATATATTTGCAGTGTAGATATTGACCCCTTATGTGAACAAATTGCAACTATGATGAACAAAATTGAAGAACAAGAAAACAAATTTAAAGCAATCACAAAAGACATGTGTAACGTTCCCATTAACGGTGATATAATTATTAACACAAGTTGTGAACATATTACACAAGAACAATATGAAAAATGGTTAAGTAATATACCAAAAGATAAGTTAATTGTTTTACAAAGTAATAACTATCAAATACCAGAACATATTAGAATA